ACGGCGCGGGCGTTAGCCTCGGCGTTCCAACTCTTAGAGCGTGGCCCAACAAACATCCCCAAAACATTAGCAGGTGCATTGCGTGATGCACCCATGCCTCCGCCCATCATGTTCAAGGCTACGTTTGCAGCTTCTTGGGGAGCGTTAAACTTGTATTGAACGTTGCCATAATCGTCCACATAAGTTTCCATTGATCGGGCGGGCGCTGTAATTGCGTTGACTGCACCTGCCACTACGCCGGGCAAGGATAACTCGCGCTTGTTCATTACCGAACCGGGCATCGTGTCGCGGAATGGCAAGAACGTCGCCCTGTTTTCCATTGGTAGTTCTTCGCCTGACCAAGACGGGGAAGCCAAAGCCGTTGCGAGCCGATTACGAGACTTTTCTCCTTGCGCCGCTAGGTTAGGGTTCATCCTCGCCGGTTGCTGTGCTTGCTGATACTCAAGCGCCGCCGCTAGACGTTCTTGTTCAGTCACGATTACGCTCCGAGATTGCACTAGCCTTTGCGCGAGCATCCTCTTTACTAGACGCACCCCACGCTTTCAAAGCCAATGCCAATCGAGTAGGACTACCGTTCTTTTCCATCGGGCCAGGCATATTGCCCATGCGTGCCAAGAATGACGCTCTGCGCGGATTGTCGCCTGCCTTGACCGGTGGCTTTAGCGTCCCGCCAGTCTCAGCTTTGTACGAGGCTCGCCCCTTGGCGTTAAGACCGCCCTCGGGATTCTTGCCTTCGCTACGAGTCCACGCTGCGCTCATTTTTTCTCCGGCTTTGCAGTCTTAGCTGACTCACGGAAATCTTTAGCAGTTGGCGCACCGGGGTCGCCTGGCTTACGCATACGCTCACCCGAACCGGTTTTGATCCGCTCCTGCTTAGCTAGGATGTTGGCGTACAGCCCAGGCTTGTTCATCAGCTAAATATCCCAACAGCCATGACTTCAACGCCTGCACCGGTAGTGACTTTCCACGCACCGTCTGCACTAACAGCATTGATCTCAATGTTGTAGACGTTGATGCCTGTACCTGCAAGCGCGGGCAGTACGGTGTGCGTCAAGATGCCCGTTCCCGAACCGTCAACGATCAGGACGTTGCCCGTTGCTGCGGTTGAGACGGTACAAATCAGCCTGTGCAGATAGTCGCCTTTAGCGCCCGTTGGCCCTAATACTTGCGCGGTTTGACCTGCTGCAACGTGCTCATAAAAATAACGATAGGGGTTAGAAACGCCACTCATATTCGTGCTCCTTTAGGTTTAGCAGTTGCCCACATATCGTTGAGGGTAACTGTGTTTTGCGGGCCTACCATCAAAGGCTTCTCTCTATCCGGCGCTTTGAATACCGGTTCATTCTTCCAACTGATCGCCATCATACGAAATGCGTCGGCAGGGTGGCTAGTCCAATCGTGCCTCGGGGTCTGCCTGAAAGCCTTTTTGTCCTCGTCATACTCACGTTGGTATTGCTTCAACGCCTCGATGCCCTCGTAACACTTGTTGTCGAACCAAGTCGTCGGGATCATCTTCCTGACCGCTTGGATGCCGTCTTGTACGCTTAGATCAGGAACAATAGCCAACGTCCCCAACCCCAAGTGCTGCGCGAGCTGCTCAATGATGCTTTTTCCTCCGCTTGCAAGGGTCTTAGCTTTGGCATCATGGGGTAGGTAGTGTTTGCCGTACTTGTAACCTCGATCCGCGATAACTTGTGCAAGTTCCTCGATATTCGCGCCTGAGACTGAATAAAAGTCAATAACATGGATTTCGCCTCTCAGAACTTGATACCACCATATAGCGGTGTCATCCCGATAACCCAAATCCCAAGCCGTATGCACCGGCACAACTGGATCGACTGCGATATTCGTAAAGCGCCCTTGCTCTTCGGCTTCCCTGAGTTCTGTGCCATAAAAAGAACCGAGAATTGAGGCTTCGAACGAAGTCTCCATCTCTTGCAGATACTGATCCTCGGTTAATTGCGCCCTAGCTGCTTTGAGTTCAGAGGGAGGTAGCAGCCCCGACGAAGAGGCGGGCAGGCGTAGCAAGAACCACTCAGCAGGGTTTTGCCTAGCTGTCTCGTAGATGTTCCAAAACTGATTTTTTCCTTTCGGGGTTCCGCCGAATACGCACCACCCCATTTTGTCTGAAAGTGCCGGTCTTACAATATTGCCCCAGACACTTGGACGAAAATCTCCATATTCATCTAGGTAGCAACCGTCGAAACCCAAGCCCCGCATAGCGTCGGCGTTGTCAGCCCCGAACAGCCTGATCTTCGCCCCGTTCATCAAGGTAACGGTCAGCTCGGCCTCATTGCTGTCCAGGATGATCGGCTGCGCGAAGTTCTTGAGGTAATCCCAAACAACTGATTTAGCCTGGCTGCGGTACGGCGCTATATAGCCAAACAAGGGAAAAGCTGTCTTACAGGTAGCCGCCGCCCTAATAACGTCGTTGATAGCCGCTACAGTCTTACCTGCCCGTCTATGCGCTACGAGACAGCCCCAACGCTGCGTCCTTGCGTGGAACGGCAAGAATGCGTGTCTCGGCGAATAGGGGAGGATTATTTCGGATCGGCCCATCGGATCACCATTTCCTGCGGCCCGCCCTCATTACCCACGTTCTCAGTCCTGGCCAGGTCAGGGACAACCTTTTTCAGCAAGATGTCCGCTGCTTTGACCTGCGTGCTAGATAGCTCAATTTCGCCCTCAACGTGCTTCAGGAGGCGATTCATAATCTGACTAGCTTGGATTTTCTCTCTCCAAGCATCAGATAAAACAACTTTTCTTTTCCTAGCGGCCATGTGATTGATTTGTAACAGAAATTGTTAGCATACTTAGTTAATCTTTAGGGATGGGATAACGCAGCTCATCTTGCTGAGCAAACGGGTTTTTTCCCCGCTTTAATCGATCAATCGCAAACTGTTGGGCTTTCATTTCTATCTCAGGAGTCGGCTGATTGCCTGCCGTCAGATGTTGCAGTTCCTGTGCATTTAGAGTCGGCACAATCAGAGGATGTTCTACCTGTTGACCTTCATGCTCGAAGATTGACGAAAGTTCTGTTGCCACACCATCTTGCGCCGGCAGTTGACCAAAATACCCTTTTCCTTTTGCCGTGAAAGGATTGTTAGTGGCCTGGTCGTTGCCGTAACGAGCACCATAAGGCGCAAGCGTCTGCTCAGACGGGTACGCTCTCAACAATGCCGCCAGGCGTTCACGATCAGGCATGATCCATCCGCTTCATTGCTTCAGCTAACTTTTTGCCCTTGTCAGCCTGGTTAAATTCCTTTGCCACCTTAACCGGCACGCCTACTTTCTTGGCGAACTTGGGGTTATGTGCAGCAGCCGCCATCATGCGGGCTTGGGCGGGTGAGTGGCTAGGCATTATTTCAAGAACCGGAGTTTGTAGAGGGTCGAATCAATCTGATCCGCGATCTCGTCCACAATGTTCTGAAGCTGACTCTCGCTTGGCAGGTCTTTGCGGATATCGTCCACGAAGTCTTTGATCTGCGTTAGGTACTTCACCGGATCGGTGGCCAGGTGGAAGTCCTTGGGGTAGCCGGTAATGATGTCATAGCACCCCTGATACGCCTCTGCCCACTTGTCTGCGAGTTCGACGATTGCGTCGTAATACTCGCCTAACGCCATGTGCTGAGCGAATGACTTGGTTTGCAAGTGCATGAAGTGCGTGACGGTTGCTGAGTGAAAAAGAACACTAACAAACGCCGCCGCCGATTCGTTGTATTTCGACATTTTTCACCCTTTTTCAGCAATTTCACTATGATATTCTGAATTTATCAGGCAGTCAAGCACGTAATTTGACCATCTGAGCAATCATAATTTCCACCGTGTCTTTGACTCCTTGCTTGTCTCGGACGATTGCTCTGCACCCTGTCCACTGCAGCGCAAACTTTTGTTGATCCTCGGTTTCCTTACCCTTTGGCCCTTTGACTTCGACGAGCCATGTAACGCCCCCAAAAGCCACCAACAGATCGGGAATGCCTCTACCCATCGGGGCGAGGGATAAGACCGCACAGCCGCGCATTTTGAACTCTGTAACGATCTCTTGATGATTCGCATCGACTTTAGCAGCGCGTCTCAATGGGAAGCCTTCTCGATGGCTTTGGCTGTCTCGATTTCGGCTATCACTTCCGGGCCAGTCTCAATTGTGATCCGCATATCCTTCACCAACAATTCCATGCACACGCCCTCTGAAAGTTCTGTTTCTGTGTAATCGCTCTCAGTTTGCCCATATTCAAGGAATGCTGTGCAAATGCCATGCAGCACCCGCAAGGCATCTTCTTGGCTTACTTTTGGAAACTGGCACATAGTTCCTCCGTCCTTTGTAACAACTGTTGCTCTGTCCCGTATCGCTTCTCGAATTCCTTGCGCCAGGGGTGTCGGCTCACATACTCAGGGGTGTTTCTGCCACTTCTGTGATGCGTCGGACACAGGCATATCACAAACATTTCACCCGCCCGCTTGCTGCCCGATAAAACGTGGTGAATATCCCCGTCGGATCGCACACCGTGGAACAGCCTGCAAACAATGCAGCCCAAGTCTCTGACCTTGGCGTGCCATTCCTGTTCAGCTTTCGTCAAGGGTAACTCCTGCGTGGTGAGTTGCCGCCATCAGCCAATCCAGCCATTCAGAGAATCGAGCCTTGGTGTATTTGCTCGTTCGTCTGCCAAGCATCACAACCCCTCCATTTAGCCCCATAGCAAGCCGTGGCGACGTTTCGCCCTCAAAGGCGGCTGTCAGTACGTCTTTCCATTCTTCTGCGCTCATGCGCGTTTTTGAGCCGTTTACCACCCATATCTTTTGTTTTGACCACGCTTCCAAGATAGGCCATTGCGCCGCGTTTTGGTCTAGGGTGCGGTCATTCATTCACTCCCCCTTGCTCGGAGTTAGCACAGTCAAATTCCCCCTTGCTCGGATAGCTTCGGCGCACCAAGTCGCAAGCACATCTTCGCCTTCGTATTCCTTATCAATTTTTTCACACAGCTTTGCACATTCTTTGCGCTCATTGAGCACAGCCATCTGGACATTAAATTGCCATGCTTCGCGCTCTGCGGCTGCGACAAGGGCGGCAAAACAAACAAGGCTTTGTTCATAAATTCCATCTAAGTGTGGGCGCATACCGATCAACTGACATTTCTGCGCCATGCGGATGATTTCCTCAGTATTCATAGTTCACCGTCTCCTCATTGGTCTGAAGTAGTCTTGCTCCGTTCTTGTAATGGAAGTTCCTCGCCATCTCCGTCTTCGGACTCATCGTGATGACACGCTTGATGGGCGAATCCGG